AACATCGACGGTCTATCTGCTATGAAGCGTAGGTTAGTACCTCACATCGCTCAGAGAGGTTACTTCATTGGTTACGATGGCAGACAAGTCAAGGTACCTAGCGAACACAAGACACTTGCTGGTATCCTACAATCAGGTGAGTCAGTGCTGATGAAACATACACTGATTAACTTCCACGCGAAGGCACGAGCAGAGCTTATCAACTTCAAGCTAGTAGGCTTTATCCACGACGAGGTACAGGTCGAAGTCAAGGGTACTAAAGAGGAGGCCGAACGATTAGGGCAGATCGTAGCTGACTCCATGTTACAGACTGGAGTAGACCTAGGGTTTAGGATACCAACCCCTGGTCAGTTCATTGTAGGTCAGAACTGGTGCCAGACCCACTAACAACAAGGATAACTACCATGACGAAGAACTGCTCAGGCTGTAAAGAACAACTACCGACTGACGCCTTTGGTATGCAGACTGGTACAAAGGACGGCCTTAACCGTAGATGCAAGGACTGCATGAATAAGGCTAACCGAGCAACACAAGCTAAGGACCCTGATAGGTTTCACAACCAGCGCCGAACCAGTTGGCTGAAGAGAAACTACAACATCACACCAGCTGACTACGATAAGATAGAGAAGGATCAAGGTGGCAAGTGCGGTATCTGCGGGTCCGACTTCAAAGGGACTAACAGAGGGTACTGGTGCGTCGATCACTGCCACAACTCGGGTAAGGTACGCGGGTTACTCTGCGGTACTTGCAACAAGGCACTAGGTCAGTTGGGTGATACCAAAGAAGCCTTACAAAGAGCTTTAAAGTACCTTGACACACACTAAACCTTATGCTACAATTACTCTACAACAACAACTAGCTATGGAGATATATAATGGCTACTAAGACAATTGAACTGACAGGCACACTCGAGTGGGCTAAGCTCTTCGAAGGTAACCGTGACAACGGAGAGTATGACATTGAGACAGATGGTGCTACAACCGTTGACCTCATCATGGATGACAAGACATTGAAAGCAATGAAGGATGCTGGTATCCGAAAACAAGCAAAGGAATCAGAGGGTGGCTATCGAGTCAAGTTCAAGCGCCCTTGGAAAGATAAGTTTGACCGAGAGTGGGCAGCTGGTCCACCTAAGGTCTTCGGTCCAGATGGTTCGGAGTGGGACGATGGTGAGCTGATCGGCAACGGTACGGTTGGTGTGGTCTTCGTCGATGTCTACGACACCAAGATGGGCAAGGGTTGCCGACTCAACGGAGTGCAGGTGATTGACCACGTAGCCTTCGAAGGTGCAGGAGGTCAGTCAGCAGGTATCAAACCACGAGACTACACCAAGGACACACCGAAGGCAGAGGCCCCACCCGTAGCCGCTAAGAAGAGTCCAGGAGATATTCCGTTCTAAGTACGGAGAGAGGGAGTCCCAGTGGCTCCCTTTTCACTCTCACCACTAAAGGGACACGACTCTATAAGGAATAACAACATTGACTAAGACAATAGAAACGTTAGTCGAGGACATGGAGAACGTGATCCTCGGCAACAACGGGTGGGACTACCTACTCGGTCAGAACATGGCCTCCACGGTAGCTACATTAGCTAAGAGCCGCTTTGACAAACCACAGGAACCTCGAGGTTACCTATCCATGTCAGGCCTTGGTACACCCTGTAACCGTAAGCTCTGGTACAAGATCAACCAGACTGAGTTAGCACAACCTTTACGTGCAAACGCCCTGCTCAAGTTCTTCTATGGTGACATGATTGAAGAGCTTGCTTTATGTATCGCACAGCAAGCAGGACACACAGTCGTAGGCCAACAGGATCGCATGGAGGCCCACGGTATCAAAGGTAGCCGAGATTGTGTCATCGACGGTATGACAGTTGACGTTAAGTCAGCATCTCCCTACTCCTTCAAGAAGTTCCAAGAAGGTAATCTACGAGAACAGGATCCCTTCGGTTACATCTCTCAACTCTCCTCCTATGTCTATGCAGCTAAAGATGATCCACTTGTGACAAATAAGACACACGGTGCCTTCCTAGTGATTGACAAGGTGAATGGACATATCTGCTTAGATGTCTATGATCTGACTGAGGAGATGAAGACTAAGGAAGAAGAGATCAGGGCTATCAAGGAGATGGTAGCACAGAAGGTACCACCTGAGCGTGGCTTCGAGGATGAACCACAAAGTAAGACATCCCCTAACATGAAGCTGAAGATGGAGTGCTCCTATTGCGAGTTCAAGCGAGCTTGCTGGCCTGGCCTTAAGCTCTACGCATACAGCCACGGTCCTGTATACCTGACTAAAGTAGTCAAGGAACTACGGGTAGACGAGTCGGACGACTGGTCATGAGACGAAGTGCAACACGACAACGAGCTCTCGCTGCTGGGTACCGATCAGGCCTAGAGGAGGAGATGGCTGAGAACCTCAAGGAACGGGGTATCACCTTCACCTACGAAGAAGAGAAGATCAAGTGGTTAGACAGTAAGGTTAGAACCTACACGCCTGACTTCGTACTTGAGAACGGTATCATCATTGAGACCAAAGGTCGGTTCGTTTCAGCAGACCGCAGGAAACACAAAGAGATCAAGAAGCAGTACCCTGACTTAGACATTAGGTTCGTGTTCAGTAACTCACGAGCTAAGCTATACAAAGGTGCTAAAGGTTCCTATGCTGACTGGTGTGATAGCCAAGGCTTCTTATACTCAGATAAAGTAGTTCCAGAAGACTGGATGAAGGAAAGTAAAGATGGATAAGACAGCAGTAGTATTTAGCTGTGGACACAGTGACCCCCAGACAAGCAATGATCGTTATACATGGTTAGGTAAGTTCTTGTATGACATCAAACCTGACTACGTTGTAGACCTAGGAGATGGTGCTGACATGCGCTCCCTCAATAGCTTCGACACACGGAAGCCCGAGGCTATCGTAAGTCAGTCCTACGAGAAGGACATCGAGCATTACAACGACTCCCAAGAACGACTACGCCATTACTTCAAAGCGAACAAGCGTAAGAAACCTACTTGGTATGGCTTCGAAGGTAATCATGAACACCGCATCAAGACAGCAATTGGTTTTGATCCAAGACTAGAGGGTAAGAAGTATGGCATTAGTTTCAAACATCTTCAAACAAACAAGTGGTTCGACGAGTACCACGAGTACGAGCATGGAGCGCCCAAGATCCATAACTACGATGGTGTGGACTACGCTCACTTTGTGGGGGCTGGTAACTTTGGTCGCGCTCTGTCTGGCGTTCACCACGCTTATGGGCTTATACAAAATCGCTACAGGTCTTGCACTGTTGGTCATTCTCATAAGCGTGATATGTATTTTAAAGATGGTGCAGGTGCTGGTGGCGCTATCGGGTTGGTCGCAGGGTGTTTCAAAGGTGCTAAGGAAGATTGGGCTGGTCAAGCAAACAACGATTGGTGGAAAGGTGTGGTCGTCAAGAGAGCTGTTTCCGACGGTGTATACGAACCACAGTTTGTTAGTCTTCAGACACTGCGACGGGAGTACGGATGAGGATACTGAAGCAAGACTTAGGGGTGACAAGTAGTCACCTCTCTACCCTCTTGACACACCCAACCCAGTGTGGTATAACTGCACTCTTTGACTAGGAGAATACAATGGAATTCGAAGTAAGTATTCGTATTAAAGTAGACTCTAGCTCCCTCTACTGGGATGCTAGTGTAGCAGATCGACTAGAGTCTGTTCATGAGATGATTAGAAATGCGATGTATGACCTTGACGATGTGAGCATTAAGTCAATGGAAGTGGAGGAGTTGTAATGAGTTATTCAAACTTTGATATGGTTGCCGATTTCACCTACGCTATGGGACAGCCTCTAAGTCAACCCCATATGTTTGACGAAGGGTACGACGTTGACCTAGAGTCTATGCGGTTCAAGCTTATCATGGAGGAGGTCGATGAGTTTGCAAACGCTACCGACAAAGAGAACTTGCTTAAGGAGTTAGCTGATATCTTGTACGTAGTTTACGGTTACGCAGCAACGTACGGACTGCCTATCGACGCAGCCTTCGAGCGAGTCCATGAGAGTAACATGAGCAAGTTAGGTGAAGACGGTAAACCCATCTACCGTGAGGACGGTAAGGTCCTGAAGGGCCCTAACTACAAACCAGCAGACTTAAGTGACTTGGTATGAGCTTAGAGAACAATACCTACTTACGCGTCATGGTGCTATTTGATAAGGAACTGACACGTGACAGGAAAGCATATAGCAGTTTGGTTTAGTTGTGGTGCTGCCAGTGCGGTAGCAGCCAAGCTAACACTAGATAAGTATGGGGCTGACAATAAGGTCTCTATAATCAACAACCCAATAGCTGAAGAACATGAGGATAACACACGCTTCCTAAAGGATGTTGAGGATTGGCTAGGACAAGAGATAATCTTAGCATCTCACTCTAAGTACCCAAGTAATAGTTGCGTTGAGGTCTGGGATGACAGGAACTACATCTCAGGACCTATGGGCGCACCCTGCACAATGATCCTAAAGAAACAGGCTAGGCAACAGTGGGAAGAGGTCAACAAACCTGACTACACTGTCCTTGGATTCACATCTGAGGAGCAAGGTCGCTCTGACAAGTTCAAGCTCACTGAGCGAGACACACTACTAACTCCCTTGATTGATGTTGGCTACACTAAACAGGATTGTTTCAACGTACTGGCAGATGCTGGTGTTGAGCTTCCTGCTATCTATCGACTAGGCTACCCAAATGCTAACTGTATTGGTTGCGTAAAGGCGTCCTCTGCAACCTACTGGAACTTAGTAAGAGAAACCTTCCCTGACGTATTCGAGGAAAGGTTAAAGCAATCCCGTAGGATCGGAACAAAGCTAACGTACTATAAAGGTAAACGCATCTTTCTAGATGAGCTACCTAAAGATGCAAAAGGAAGACCACTGAAAGACTACGATTTTGACTGTGGCATCTTCTGCGAAGAAAAGTAACAACTTTAAGGATAAAGAATGAAGAACTATCAAGAGTTTTCTACACGTGCTAATGTGGTAACACGGCGTACGTATAACCGTCCTAAAGAGGATGGTACCTTCGAATCATGGTCTGAGACAGTTGACCGTGTTGTTGAGCACCAGCAGTGGCTCTGGGAACGTGCTAAGGGTAACTCCTTGGACATGTCAGAGATTGTTGAGCTTGATAAGCTACGCACCCTCATGATGGAACGTAAGGCTACTGTGTCAGGTCGTACACTGTGGCTTGGTGGTACAAATGTATCCAAGACACGTGAAGCATCCCAGTTCAACTGTTCCTTTGGTCGTGTTGAGACTGTACATGATATCGTAGATGCTATGTGGTTGCTGCTTCAGGGTTGTGGCGTAGGCTTCGAGCCAGTTGTAGGCACACTCAATGGCTTTGCTAAGAAGTTAGACGTTAAGATCATCCGTTCTGCTAAAGTCTTGGGTGAAGCTAAGGGTTGTCCAAGTAACCAGTCATGGACATCTGTAGACGAGGAAGGCAAGAAGACATACCACCTCAAGATTGGTGATAGTGCTGAGGCTTGGGCTAAGTCAGCAGGTAAACTGTTTGCTATGAAGGATGCTGTAGATGTATTGGTACTGGACTTTACTGAGGTACGTGCAGCAGGTGAACGCCTCAAGGGTTATGGTTGGATTAGCTCAGGTGATGAGACTGTATCGTCTGCCTTCAACCGTATCTGTGATTTGATGAATGATCGTGCTGGTCAGTTGCTTACACGTATCGACATCCTTGATGTGCTTAACCACTTGGGTACTACACTGTCCTCTCGTCGTTCAGCTGAGATTGCTTTGATGCCAGTGTCTGACCCTGAAGTAGATGCCTTCATCTCAGCTAAGAAAGACTTCTGGTTACATGATAACGAGCACCGTCAGCAGTCCAACAACTCTATCGTCTTCCACAAGAAACCAACCAAGTGGGAACTGTCATACATCTTCGACAAGATGGTTGAGGCTGGTGGTTCTGAGCCTGGGTTTATTAACGCAGAGAGTGCAAAGAAACGTGCACCACACTTTAAAGGTGTAAATCCTTGCGCCGAGATTCTGCTCGGAAATAAGAGTTTTTGCAACCTAGTTGAGGTTGACTGGGGCAAGTTCCTTACTGACTTCGGTGGACTACAGGAAGCTGTTGAGATCGTAGCTCGTGCTAACTATCGTCAGACATGTGTGAACCTAGACGACGGTGTGCTTCAACGGTCATGGCATGAGCTTAACGAGTTCCTACGTCTCTGTGGTGTAGGTGCTACAGGTATCGTCAAGTTCTTGGATCACCACACAGGTGCAAGCAACATTGAGGCTATGCTACAGGCTCTGCGTTCTTCTGCTAAGAAGGGTGCTAACTCGATGGCTGATGAACTAGGCTTGCCTCGTGCTAAGCTGGTCACTACAGTCAAGCCTTCTGGTACACTGTCTAAGATCATGGACACTACTGAGGGTGTACACAAACCACTAGGTAAGTA